GCATGCAAAATTTGAATTTACATGCGGAGTTTCTTAGTAAACTGCTATTTTAAGTAGCGGACTTAGCTGCTTCCTTTGCTTCCTTGCGAGCATTCTTTTCTTCAGTAATTTCATTGCGGCGTGCTTTAACAAGCTTGCCTAGCTCACCTAGTGCCTTGCGAGCACGAGTGCCTGCAGCAGCGTTGCCGCTTTCAAACTTAGCGTTTTCTTCAATGTAAATTGCGAGTTGATCTTGAATTTGCTTAGTGGTATTTTCCATATTATTTCTTTCCTTTATAAGTGCGAATCTGAGATTCAATCTTTGGAATAGTGTGCTTTAGTGCAACATTACTCCGTTTAAATTCTTTAGCGAGCTTTGAAATTTTTCGTAGTGCCTTGTTAACAGGATAGACCCGATAAATGCTTGGCCTTTTGATAAATCCAAGATGCCCGTTGTGATATTCCGCAAACAACTCAATGAGTTGTTGATGGAACTCCATATACTTGTTTATGTTTATTCGATGCATGCCAGGATTAAATTTGAGTTATTCTTCGATTTCTGTAGAAGTGCTGTATGTAGTAAACCCGGATTCTTTTATAACTCGAAGAACGTTGTTTACTCTACCAACAAGTTCCTCTTTGTGAGAAATTAAGAAAATGTTTTTGCTACGTTCGCGAGCCATTTTTTTCAACATTCCTAAGCCAGCTTCGACACCTGCACTATCCATGCCCGAATCTAAAAGTTCGTCGATGAACAGTAAATTAATGTTCTCGTACAAATTTTCCCACACATCTCTAAAGCCAAAGCTTAGAGAAAGTATCAGTCTATTTCGTTCCCCTCTTGACAGATTATCAAAATCTAGTTCTTGACCATAGTTAGTAATTTCTACTGCTAAGTCGTTTTGAAAAACAACTAAGTGAGGAAGTCCGAGTTTTTCAATATAATACCCGAGTCTCTTATTTAAGTAACTTAGGTTCTGGTCGATAATTTTCTTACGAATAAAACTGTCTTTATTTGTAAGTAATTTTAACAAGAATTCTTGATGATCGCGAGTCTTTGTTAGCTCATTAATATTGTCCCAAGATATCTCTTGTATGGCAGTTTTTTTCAATTCGTCGATCTGTTCAATGTACGGATTAACTTCATCTGATCTTGCTGCAATTGCAGCTTCGAGGCTCTTTAAGTTGTTCATATGGCCAAGTGCTTCGGCTTCTGTATCGTAGAATGTAACCGGAGGCGAACCGATATCTGCCAACTCGTCGATTTGACGTTGATACGAGTCGAGCTGATTAATGACAGTTGTTAGGTATTGCTCTGCATCTGACAGATTTTTTTCTGCCTCATCGACTAACTCTTGGTGTTTGTGATCATGTAATTCTTGTTCACACTGTGGGCATTTTTTGTCTGCGAGCGATGTAACTTCTTGTGTATATTTTCTGACAGTTTTTTCTGCCTGGATAAGCGCAGATTCGTAGCTTGCTTTTTGTTTTCTAAGTGATGCCAGTTTTGCATTCTTTTCAGACCAGTCCTTTAATGTAGCGTGTGCTTGTAGTTCTTTATCAATATCGACACTTTCTAGATCGGCAATAGAGTTTGCCAATTTTTCAATGTCTGCGGTTTTCTTTGTATCCCAAGCTTTACTTTTAATTAAAAGAGAGTTGATACTTTTTTGAACATTTTCGTTTGCAGTCTTTATGCCTTCGATTTTATACTGCTCAGACTGGATCTGATCCTTAATGACTTTGTTTAGTTGTTTGAGAGATTCTGCCTTTTCGCTTAGCAGGGTGATACCGAGCAATTGCTCGATAACTTCTCGTTGATCAGCAGCTTTCATTGATAGAAATGGCTCGGCATATGTGTTTAAAGCAACAAGATGTTTAAACATCGTATGGCTCATGCCGATTAATTGATCGATAAACTTTTGAGTTTCCCTACTGTCTCCTTGAGCATCGTCATCGACTTTTTCCTCTTTTCGTTCATTACCGTTGATATACAGTTTAAGAACGTTAGGTTTTCGACCTCGTTCGATTTTGTAGGAAATATTGTTGATGTCAAATTCAACGGTAACTAACATGCCTTTACCGTTGATTTTATTGATCAAGTTTTCTTTTTTAATGTTAGTTAGAGCCTGTCCGTACAGTGCATACGACAGTGCATTTGCGATAGTTGTTTTGCCTGTGCCGTTTTTGCTACCAGCATCGTCGCCTCCGAGATCTAAATTAGATCCGAGAACTAAAGTTAAATGTTCCTTATCGAAGTTAACAGCTTGAGTAAGGTTACCGACTGATAAAAAGTTCTTAGCGGTGATATTTTTTATTATTATTCCCATACACTCTTTTATTGTTATAAGTTATTGTAAATTGATAATAGAACCTTTGGGTCGAAGTTTTCACTAGAAATGTTTAAAAGTTCCTGCGATACAATCTTGTCTACACTTTCAAATTCGGTATCTGGATTGTCGTCTGTGGTACTTTCAAGACTGACCTTTTCTTGAATAAGACTAATTTCTCGAATATCGTAATCGGACATAAAAGTCTCTTTTAAAAAGTTTGCTTCTTCGTACGTAATATCAATATCTAAATTTACTTTTAGATACATTTTAGATTTAAGGATTTTGTCCTTTTCATCAATTAGCTGGCTAAGCTTTAGTGTTCGAAACTTCGGCGCATCCTCCCAGGTTTTAAATTCCGGAACCCCACCCCATTCGAGGATCATCATTCCACGATCGTCGTCCCAAGTGTCTGCAAAATTGTGAGGGAAGGCGTTACCGATGTACCAAATTTTTCCTTGGTTTTGACGTTTGTGGAAATGACCGCTAAACACATAATCTTGGTTTTGAAAATGAGTCGACTGTAATTCGCCATGGTCTGGCATCTGAACCATTGCATTCATATAAAACGACGGTAATTCAAAGTGTCCAAAGATGTATTTGCTTTTGATCTTCTGAATGTTTTTCCACTCGTCCCCGACGAGCCAAGGAACTAAAGTTACATCGCCGATAGTAGTTACTTTATCGACAATTGTTACTCCCGGAATGTGACGACCAAATGCAGTGCTATGAATGTCCCGTTTGTCTTTGTAAAACAAATCGTGATTTCCAGGAAACCAAAAGAATTGATCAAATGCTGCTCCGATCTTTTCTAGAGAACGAATACTAGCATCTAATGTTACCAGGTTCATGGTATTTCGATTATGATGCCAATCTCCCGAAAAAATACAAGTATCGCAACCTGCTGCTTTAGCTTCGCGAATAAACCAATCTACAAAATCTTCGCAGTCTTGAAGGTGAACTAAGCTATTTCCCTTTAGGCCATAATGGATGTCCGTGAATACAGCAACCTTTTTAAATAATTGCATAAAAATAATCTCCTATAGCTAATATAGCATATAGGAGATTAGAAAATCAAGTAATTTCTTCGTCTTCTTCGATCATTTCTGGCTCTTCGTTGCTCTTAGGCATTCGAAGAGTTTTGTATAGCTCGGCTTGCTTTGCAATTTCTTCGGCAAACTCTTGTTGGTTTTGACGAGTAGAGCTCGGAGTTAACCCAGCTTCTTCGAGGAGATCGTCGCGAATATTTTGATTCTTTCGTTCGATGTTTAAAACTCTAGTAAACGAATTAGTTACGGCTGCGGTGTAATATGCAAACGGGTTTTCACTCTTGCTTTCGTCGAATTGAAGACCAATTTGACTAAGTTGTAAAATTGCTTGGCCTTTCATTTCTTCGATGTATGTGTAGCCTCTCCAGTTTGATCGCTGTGCATATCTTTCGGATAGTTTTATAAACATGCGACCGAGGTTCTCTGTAATTCTACCATGATCCTTGGAGAAATAACCAGTGTCTAAATCGCCTTTCCAGTGACTCTTTCCGACACATATTAACTCGTTAGATTCATTAAATTTGAAATGTTGAAACGGTGGAAAATTTACTTTTTCGTGAGCATCGGCTACTGACTTTGTGGTCTTTTTTCTACCCGGTGCAACCGGAATATGATCATATGTCATTACTCGAATCACAATGTCAGTTGTTAAAATAGTTTGAGGATCTGGAGTGCAATCTACTAGTTTGATTTTTTTATCGCCATCTTCTCTGGCTTTGATAAATGCTTCAACTCCGAGCCGCTTTGCTCGATTGATTTTAGCCTGAAGAATAATTTTATCGGTAATTTCTTTGATATCGGAAACAATAATATCATGTTGTTTGCATGTGTTGTCTAAAAACTTGCTAAAGCTGCATTTGCTTTTGTGTATCTCTGCTAGCAAATCTTTGTTGTTTAGATATTTTACTTTTCTTCCTGGTATAGTTGTCATAGACCTTCCTTTTTAATATATTATAACCAAGAATTTTTCTAATGTCAACCATTATCTGCATACAAAATATGCAGATAAATATTGTATAAGGATAAGGTATGGCAACACAGGACGAATTACTACAAACGATTACTGCATCGAAAGCAAAAATAGCAGAGTTAGAGGACACTGTTCAAAAGCAGATCGAGGACAGATCTGACTTAAATCAGGAATACTCTGCTATAAAAAATAGAATGTACGATGTTAATCAATTACTAAAGACTGCTAGCGTTACGAGTTCTGAGTATTATTCGTTAACGAACGAAATGTATTCTTTGATTAGCAGAGAGTCGTCGGTTGGAACTAAACTTACCTCTGCAAGGGCTGCAACAACTGCTCTTCAAAATACTATTAACGAAGAACAAAGATTACTAGAACGCGCCGAGCGGTCATTAGCTGGGTTAGCACAAGAGTCTACAGTTAAGACTACCGAAACGACTAATGTGTCGATGTCGGATTCAGAAACTACAGAAAAATACGCAACAAGTGGTGTTGTTTCGAACACCACTGATAATGATGGATCAACTGGTACCGTAGGCGCTGAGTCGGGTACAATGAGTGTCAAGGCGTTCCTTAATGTGTCGAAGGCTTTTGAGACCAAGTCTTTCCGCAACACTCCTAGTACCGAGTCAAAAAAAATTACCCCAGCATATCCTACAGTGAACGAAAAAGTAGATCGAAGAGTTAGAATCAAAGTACCGAGTTCTTATCTTGTTGGACAAGCCGCGGGCCCGAACAACGAGTTAACTATAAACGGCGGAATAGTGTTTCCATATACGCCTGACATTAAAATAGAAAATTCTGCAAGTTACAGTGCTGTCAATGTAACCCATTCTAATTACACTCAATATTTTTATAAGAATAGCTCCGTTGGCGAGATTGTAATTACTGGAAAGTTTACAGTGCAAAACGAGACCGAAGCAGGGATATTTTTAGCAACTGTCCATTTGTTAAGAGCATTAACCAAAATGAAATTTAGTGACGATCAGAACGCCGGCGCCCCGCCGCCTGTTTGCAGACTTTTTGCATACGGAAATTACGTATACGATAATACACCGGTGGCAGTTAAACAAGTATCAATCCAGTTACCGCAAGATGTAGATTATATAGATGCAGGCAAGGTTGCGAAGTTTTATGGAAACTCAATGGCCCCGACTGTATCAACAATTACAGTATCTTTAATACCGATATATAGTAGAAAAGAAATGCTTGAAGCATCGGTTACCGGTTGGCTAACAAAAGATCAAAGATCAAAAGGCTTTATTTAATGACTACATACTCAAAGCTAAGTCCGTATTATCATACTCCGTTAAACGGGTCGTACCTTGATATCTTATCATTGAGAAATCTTACCGGAGAAACCGACGATGTAAGATACGAAATAACAAGCCAATACGAATATAGACCAGATTTGTTAGCATACGACTTGTACGGCGATTCAAATCTTTGGTGGGTATTTGCTGTAAGAAACAAAGACGTCATTAAAGATCCAATTTACGATTTTTATGCAGGGCAGGTAATTTATCTTCTAAAGTTGTCTTATCTAAAAACCACATTAGGTATCTAATAATGGCAGATATTGAAAGCAAAACATCGAAAAAATCAGACCAAATAAGTTATAAAATCGTAAAGGCAAATAAAAGAAACGCACTTGACTCCTATCGATCTTATACCTACTTGTTTACTCTCGCGTCTCTTAAAAAAGATTCGTTAAAGAACCCTCTTAGTTATCGAGAGCAACAAGACTATTTTGTCATTGCAAAGTCTGCCGGAAAAGGCACCCAAGGTATGAGTGTCTCAAACATTGCATCGACTAATAAAGATTCAGTTGATTTTGTAAACAGTTTTAACAAGAACAGTCCTGGTAGATTTGACTTCTATCTTGATAACGTGTCAATAGATACAATTATGGGGTTTGACAATCGAACGAGCCTCAGTGTAGCCACAAATATTAAGTTCGACGTCGTTGAACCGTATAGCATGTCCGGATTCATCGAGGCATTACAGGCAGCAGCAGTGGCCGCAGGTTACGAAACCTACGCTACTACTCCTTTCCTTCTGAAGGTCGAGTTCATGGGGTATCCGGACGATGCCCTGCTTCCAGATCCGGTGATTGTTCCAAACGCAACTAGATACTTTGTATTTGCGTTTACAGGGCTGGAAGTAACCGTAAATGAATCTGGCGCAAGATATACATGTAGCGGAGTTCCGTTTAATGAGAGAGGGTTCGGCGAACCGTCCTTACTAAAGTCAAACGTGCAAATTCACGGAACCACAGTGCAAGAGATTTTGAAATCACTTGAAAGCGAAATTAATAATTCGATACAAACCGATAAAGAATCTGAAAAAAAGTCTTCTGAGCAAAAAACAGGAAGAGATATTTACGAAATTGTAATACCAAGAGTCACAGAAACAGGCTTTGATGTATCTGAAATTAATAAAGATATTGCAGATAAAAAACTTCTTGAGGTCTTAAAAGACAGAGCAGTTTATAAATTTGCAAAACCGAGCGACGATAAAGAAAAAACTGTAAAATACGACCCAACGACACCAGTGGTATCGTTTGCAGAGCGTGCAAATATTCACGAATGCATTATTGCTATAATTCGAGATAGTGAATACACAAGAGATATTCTCAAAAATTATCCTAAGTGTGTTGACGACTACGGTTATGTAGATTATTTTATTGTCAATTTAGAAGTAGAAGAACTACCAGAGTTTGATAAAACTAGGAATAAGCCGTTTTACAAATATAGATATATTGTTCTCCCGTATAAAATTCATTATACTCGAATCCCTCTGGCACAAAGCGATGCAGTCGATGTGACAAAATTAATTTCAGTGTTAAGTAGAGAATACGAATATCTGTATACCGGAAAAAATGTCGATATTAAACGGCTAGAATTAAAGTTTAACACTCTCTATTTCCAGGCAATTCCTCACAAACTTGGTAATAAAGAAGATAATCCTTCGCAGGTAGACGGAATTAAACCAGCAGACACTACTCTTCTAAGAGCAAGCGATCAAACTGGTGCAGGCGATAAAGCAGAAAATCGATCGCAGGTGCGAACAGATATTCGCCAATCGCAGATCCATGTCGGTAACTCTTTAAATGCTATTCCTCCGCAGGTAGACCCGTACGCTACTATGGCAAAGAACTTGCATCAGGCAATTCTTGATAATGTCGATCAGTGCCAAGTTGAGATGGAAATACTCGGCGATCCTTTTTATCTAGTAACCGGCGGCATAGGTAATTATAGACCTTTTACCAACGCAGATAATACAGTGGGATCAGGCGAAGCGCCGTATCTAAATAAAGATGTTATCATTTCGATAAAATTTAGAAATCCAGTAGACATAGATCCTGTTACAGGAGAAGCAATTTTTAACGATGCGTTGTCAATTTATAGTGGCGTGTTTAGAGTTATTACAGTATTGAACGTGTTCAAGGACGGGGTTTTCTCTCAGACATTAAAAACAATTAGAATACCAGCACAACTGCCGAGAGATTTAGCAACACCCGTTGCGTCAAAGACAGCATTAGTTGATACTGATGTTGATCCTGCAAACCTTACAACACCTATACCTGCAGAGATTGCAAACCCAACACGTAAATTAACTAGCGCGTTGTTATCTGACATTCTAACAACTGCTATCCCAACAGCTAGTTTACCCGGGGAATTATCAAACTTCGTAAGCAACGCAAGCAACGCGTTTTCAAGCGGGATTACATCGGTAACTGGTCAAATTAACAATGTTGTTCAGTCTGCTACTAGCGCCGCCGGCGCACTCAACGACTTAACAGGAGTTAGCTCAGCAGTTCGGTTGGCACAGTCAGGTTTATCGGCAGTATCAACGAATATTAATTCAGCTGGCGCAACTATTAATCAAATTACAAACACAGCACAAAAATTAGGTATTCCTGGTACAGATAAGATAGCATCAGAGGTATTAAAAGCGACAGACTTATCTAACAAAATAACAACCGCTGTAGAAACTAATTTAACATCGTTAACAGCAAAAGCAGATCAGTTAAGTTCGTCTGCAATGTCGGCAATCGGCAATTTAGAAAAAAATGCCGCCGGGTTAGTGTCAAACGTGCAGTCAAAGATAGATGCATTAAAAGGCGCACAAGATGCAATTTCATCTCAGCTAGGTGTCGAATTATCAAACATTGCGGGTCTAACAGGCGATTTAAAAACAAAACTTACAGATACTATTGCTAAAGCTGCTGAACAAGTTCCGACTAGTGTCGATTTAAATACAGCGATAAAAGACGGACTTCTTGTAAACAACATTCCGTTAAATTCCTTAGCAAATATACCTTCGACTTTCCCGACACTCACTGCTCCGGATGTTCAATTACCGGATGTTTCTGCAGCACTAGATAAGATAACTGGTTCCCCTCTTGGCAAATTAGCAAACACACTAGGAGCAGATACAACGGCCTTAACAGGAAAGATAGCATCAATGCAATCGCAAATTAACAGTGTAGTTGGAGATATTACAGAAAAAGTCAACACTGTGCAGTCGGGAGTTGTTTCGGTTGCAAATAAAGTTGCGAGTGTCGAAGCAACTCTAAATAAAGTAGCAGAAAAATTACCTGGAGATATTAAGATACCAAACGTCTCTGGGACAATAACATCTGTTGTTAACAAATACGGTAGCCTCTCAACCGGCAGCCCGTTAGATTCGATTATGAAAAAGGCAACATAACTTATGCCAATTGATGCAAGACTTAGAAGCGTATTACCGGGTCCTGGACCTTACCTCGCAAGGATTACAAACCTCCTTGATCCAACCTACATGGGTTCAGTTGAAGTTGTGTTAGAAAAAGGGTATCTTCCAGGGAACGATCTGCAGAGTCAGACCTATGTAGTTCAGTATCTGACACCATTTTACGGAATTACAAATGTTGCATTCGAAGGGAACAACCCTGCAGATTTTGATGACGTGCAAAAAAGCTACGGTATGTGGTTTGTTCCACCTGACGTTGGAACACGAGTCCTGGTAATTTTTATCGACGGCGATGTAAACCAAGGCTACTGGATAGGATGTATACCAGATAGATTCCAGAATCATATGATTCCAGGAATTGCAGCAAGTCAAAACGTGCATTTATCTCCGGAGCAGGAATTAAAATACGGAACAAAGTTACTTCCGGTTGCAGAGTTTCATAAGAAAAGCGAAAAGGACCAGTTCTCTCCTAATTCTATTAAAAAACCAGTGCATCCATTTGCAGACAGACTGTTAGCGCAAGGGTTGCTGCTAGACACTGTTCGTGGTGTAACATCTAGCTCTGCAAGAAGAGAGGTGCCAAGCTCGGTCTTTGGTATCTCGACCCCAGGACCAATAGATCCTGCAGGAAAAAAACGACAAATTGGATACTCTGATAGTAAATTATCGGCGCCTGTTAGTAGGCTCGGAGGAACGCAATTTGTAATGGACGACGGCGACGAGTCTGGGCAGAATGAATTAGTTAGATTACGAACAAGAACAGGGCATCAGATTTTGATGCACAACAGTCACGACTTAATTTATATTGCAAATAGTAAAGGAACAGCGTGGATTGAGCTTACCTCGAACGGAAAAATTGATATATTTGCAGAGGATAGCGTTAGCATACACACAGAAAACGACTTTAACTTCCGTGCAGATCGCGATATAAATTTTGAAGCTGGACGAAAAGTAAACATAAAATCTAACTCCAGTATGAATGTAAATGTTAGAGAAAATTTATCGTTGATTGTTGAACAAGACGGGAAATTAGCGTTTGCAGGAGATGCAAATATCTATGCGTCGGGTGATCTAAAGATTCAATCAGCAGGTTCTGCAAACTTATCAAGTGGCGATGCAGTAAGAATAACATCAAGTAGCAACATGAACCTTGGAGCGGGTGGAACTATTTTAGCGTCCGGTGGAGAAATTCATCTTAACGGTCCTGCTGCTGAAGCTGCTACAGCACCTGAGCAACCAGAAAAGCTTCCTATGTATTCGCTTCCTAACAGATCAAAAGAAGTTGGCTGGGCAAATGGTAACTTTTATAAAGCAGGAAACATTACTAGCATTATGCAAAGAGTTCCAACTCATGAACCGTGGGATCATCACGAAAATACTAATGCAGAACGGTTTACGCAAGAAAAAACTGATGCCGCAGTCGGAACCACAAAGGCTGCAAGATCGGGCGAAGTACCAACTGCGGCAGAACCGTTACCGGAACCAAACGGAAAGCAGCCCGCAAACTGGTCGCGCGACGCAGATTTTATAGCTAAGGTCAAAGAAGTTGCCAAGAAAATAGGTGCAGATTATATCGATTTACTAGCATGCATGGCATTTGAAACCGGAAGAAAGTTTGATCCATCGCTAAGAAACTTTATCGGCGCAACAGGGTTAATACAATTCGTTCCGGTTGCAGCCAAACAGATCGGAACAACAACAGACTTTTTAGCAACATTAACACGCACTCAACAAATGGATTGGGTATTAAAGTATTTCCAAGCAGGCCCGTTGAAAAAAGTGTCAAGTCCGACACTTGAAGATCTCTATATGTCAATCTTATGGCCCGCGGCAGTAGGAAAGCCCGATGACTATGTTCTTTTTAGAGCAGGATCGAAACAATACTCACAAAATAACGGCCTAGATGCTGATAAAAAAGGATACATTAGCAAAAAAGACGCCGCAACAAAGGTGAGAGCCCAGATACCATATGTAAAACAGCAATTAGCAAACGCACAAGGATAAGTTAAATGGCATATAAAAGCATTGAAATTACAGGACCTGCTACGGTAGTAAATCAAACCATCAAGCAAAATCAGTTTTATACAGGGTACAGCACTGTAGATCCGGCAGCAACTAGTGTTAGATTGTACGATTACTCGTTGATTAAACAAGATATACTAAATCAATTTAACACCAGGCAAGGCGAACGTGTTATGAATCCAAAGTTTGGAACAATAATTTGGGATTTACTCTTTGAGCCTTTCACTGGCGAGGTAAGAGATGCAATAGTTGAGGATGTTAGACGAATATGTACATCTGATCCTCGAGCTGTGCCTATCAAAATGAACATCGATCAGCAAGAATATGGTCTTCTGTTAGAGATAACAATTCAGTATGTCGGCACAGATCAAACATCAAACATGGTATTGAATTTTAACAAGTCAATAGGGTTGACATCATAATATACCAATATAATTAGCGTATAAATACGGTATCAGAAGAGATAAAAGAATGATACCATCAACTAATAATCGTTTACTTGTAGCAGAAGATTGGAAAAAAATCTATCAAAGTTTCCGCAATGCGGACTTCAAAAGTTATGATTTTGAAACACTTCGACGAAGCATGATTGCCTATCTTCGGGAAAACTATCCCGAAGAATTTAATGACTATGTCGACAGTAGTGAATACATTGCTCTAATCGATCTAATTGCATTTATAGGTCAAAATTTAAGTTTTCGTATCGATCTAAATGCTAGAGAAAACTTCTTAGAAACTGCAGAACGTAGAGAAAGCGTCCTTAGATTAGCTAGATTAATCAACTACAACCCAAAAAGAAACGTTCCGGCTAGTGGCTTCTTAAAAGTTACGTCGATTGCTACATCTGAGAACGTAATCGACTCGAACGGAATTAATTTAGCTAACTCTATTATTAGTTGGAACGATCCTTCGAACCCGAACTGGTATCAACAATTTCTTTCTATCATCAATGCCGCAGTCTCTGAGCCCACAGCATTCGGGCGGCCGTATGCAAGCGCAGTTATTGGCGGAATTCAAACTGAGCAGTATAAGTTAAACACAAGAACTGCTGACGTTCCGGTGTATTCTTTCTCCAAGAATATTGGAGGAATACAAATGGAGTTTGAACTAGTATCTTCGACATTTGCAGGTAAAAATCAAATTTACGAAGAAACTCCTCTTCCAGGAAATCAATTTGGCATTATTTTTAAGAACGATAACAAAGGAAGCAGCAGTGCTAACACTGGTTTCTTTGTTCATTTTAAACAAGGTGTGCTATCGTCTTCAAATTTTAACGTAACAACTCCGGTGCCTAATGAATTAATTGGAGTTAACGTTACAAATATTAATGACGGCGATGTTTGGTTATGGCAGTTATCAGCTGATCAAAAGAGTCACCAAACGCTGTGGACTAAGATTCCTGCAATTACAGGAAACAACGTAATCTATAATAGCTTGAATTCCAGTGAACGCAACATTTATGCGGTGTTAAGCCGCGAAAATGATCAGATCGATCTATCATTCGCAGACGGAAGCTTTGGAAATCTGCCTAATGGACCGTTTAAACTGTACTACCGTCAAAGTAACGGACTATCGTATGCAATAAAACCGGAACAAATGAACAGCATATCTGTTCAGCTACCTTATTTTAGCAAAACTGGGCAAGCTCACACGTTAACTCTAGTGTTAGGTCTACAATATACCGTTACCAACGCAGTTTCTGCCGAAAGCAACGATGACATTAAACTTAAAGCACCGCAGGCGTATTATACACAAAATAGAATGGTCACCGCAGAGGACTATAATATCGCCCCTCTAACTATCGATGCAGATATTTTAAAAGTCAAGAGCATTAATAGAACCAGTAGCGGTATTAGCAAATATTTTGAGCTCAGCGATGTTAGCGGGAAGTACAGCAAGACTAACATTTTTGCAACCGACGGAATACTCTATAAAGCTGAAAGAGAATATAATTTCGAGTTTTCATTTACTACTCGTAATGAAATTTTGTCAATGACAAAAAATCAGCTTGCTCCGATAATGTTGTCGCCTGGGTTACGGTCATTCTATCTTGACAAATACGAAACAATTGACATTTCTTCGTACAACTTAACTTGGAATCAATCCAATGTTACTACTAATCAAACCAAAGGATATTTTAGCACTTCAGTCGGTCCTGCGATGATCGGAAACTACAGTAGTAGCGATCTAACATTTTTA